AAAATTTCCCCTTATAAAATATACTCCTTCATCAATTTGAAATGCAGATCCTATTTCAGGTGCATTATTTTCTATTGTTGATGCAAAAGGTGATCCAGCAGAAATAGTAGTATTTCCAAGAAGTCCAGATGTTATTATTTCATTAGATGAAATTTGCTCACCATCAAAAAAAGTTTGAGATGAGTTATTTCCTGTATTAGAAGAAAGATAGTTAACATAAAGAGTTAAATTTCCATTTTCAGAATCTTCTGGAAGAAGAATACTATCAACAAAGGCAGTTACTCCAGATCTCAAACCAGTTATTTTTGTACCAACCAACTGATCCACATAAGCAGATACAGGAACACCTTGGAATGAATTATTTAATTGAATACAATAATATATTCTATTATACCCAATATTTCCTGGGATTACTTTAGCACCTTCTTTAAAGAAGTGCTGTCCAAATCTTTCAATTTGATTTTGTAATATGGATTGAAGAGACGTTAACTCTCTTGCCTGAACTGGATATCCAGGTTTAAATAATACCTTATGATAATCATTTGTAGAATCAAAATCATCAAAGTAGGGAGCTACATTGAGGTTCGTTTGTTGTGGCATAATTCTTTAGAACTGCAAAATAACTTTTATGTCTTCCTTTTGATTTGACGATCTTGTTATAGATGGTCTATTATCAACGTAAATTATATTTCCAGAATGTTTCTTAACTTCTGGATTGGCAATACCACTTGTAAAGGTTTGGCCAAGATAGTATGTACGATTATTTATTACCGTAGATATACCTGTAAAAGAATCGTCAATTGTAAGATTAACACCAGTTGTTGGAGTTATTGTCAGTGATCCACCAGTTGCAGGAGAAGATGTGAACTCTGTAAGGTCAAATCCATAAGTTGGTTGAGTTTGAGCAGTTCCAACAGTATTAAATCCTGCAAGAGAACGATCTTGCCAATACTTAAGAACACCAGTATTTTGATCATAACTTACAACTCTACCAACAGCTGTTGTGCCTGTCGATATTGTTTGGGTAAAATAAGTATCTGAGGTAAATGTGGCAGTGCTATATCCAGTTCCTGCTAATCTAAGTGCTCCAAGAGCACTTACTTTATCTGCTGAAAGTAAACTTGTTGATCCAAATTGTTGTGGATTTTCTACAACACCAACTCTAGCAATCTGATTTCCAGTTATAAAATCTGGATTATTGTTATCATTTTCAATTCTAGAATAAAGAAGAACATTATATGCTCCAAGTTCTCTATAGATATCTGCACCATGTCCACCCTGAGGTGACATAATTACATTAAATTCAGGTCTAGTAGTTCCTGTGGGAACTCCGCCTGCTACAATATCAACATTACCATAAGTATAATCAGATCCTTGATTTGAAATGGTAATGGAACCTACTTGTTGATTTCCATCAATGGTTATAGTGCATTCGGCACCAGATCCATCTCCTTTAATTGGAACAGAAGTGTAAATTGAATTTGCTGTTCCAAGTCCAATACCTTTATTGGTAACTGTAATAATTTTAATAGATCCATCAATAGCATTATCTCTTACAGAGGCATTATCTGTTGATGTCTGCCAATCACTTGGGACTGGCATAAAATCTGTAGATTCAAATTTGGCAACATCACTTGGTTTTATAGTATAAAGATATTTCCAAATATATCCGTCACCACTAGTTCCAGCTGATCTTGGTTCTAGATCCGTAAATGTTGGTTCATCTAAAGATGGTCTACCCGAAACATTATCAGGATCAATTCCATTATGTAAACAAATATAAACTCTAAAATCACTATTCAAGACAAAATAATTTGACAAATACAAAGAAGTTGATCCAGAAACTACTGCAGTATTTGATCTACTATAATCATGACGATACATATCATAAGTTGTTCCCGAAGACCAGTTTATTTTTGGTACAACTTGTTTTGCGTCAGCAGTATTAATTTTTTTCAGTGCAACCATTGTATCCCAATAGTCGTTTTCTTGATCAAAATTATCTTTTGGTGATGGTGGGTCAATATCCCAATCCGATTGATAATCAGCAGGGTTAGTTAACCCAATAAAAGAATAATATGAATTAGTTGCATTAGAAACTCCGGTAATAAAATTACCGGCATTTAATATTCTAATTTGATCAGTTATAATAGCTGCCATTTTACAGACTTTTTTTTATTTATTTATTAGGGATTAAACAGTGTAATTTTTAAATTTCAAGAAGTTTGATCTTGTAACCATAGTTGAAGTCGAAATACCAGATCCTTCAGTCAAACCAATACCACCTTGTGTGTATGCAGAATACGAGGTAGATTCAGATCTTCCAGAAATATCAATTCTTCCCCAACTATAATTTCCAAAGAAGTCTGAAGTTGTTATACCTGATGTAATGAATTGATCAACATCAACTGTAACTCTTCTAACATGGGTAGTGATACCTTGAACACTAGTAGAGATAGAGACTGCTGTTCTAACTGCATATACATTATCTGCGAAGGATGTTCCTACACCAACAATGTTACCTGCAGGATCGAATGCAGTAATTGATGTTGCTCCTGCACCAATATTAGAATTTTTGACTACAAAGATATCATTTGCATTAAGGGAGCTAATTGTAACTGCAGTTCCAACAACTTTAGTATCTCTCAAGAATGAGTCAATCGGAATGTGGATGTCAAAGATTAGTGATGTAGTGCCAACCCCAACATTTGTGGTTCCAAATCCAACAATAACACCACTGTCACCGGAGTATGAAACAACACTAACTTCCTCTTCGGTATAGGATGGTGGAGCAATCAATACGGAAGGAATACTAGTATTTGTATATCCAGTTCCAGAATTAGATAACGTAACTGATGTAACAACTCCTGCTGTAATAGATGCAGTTGCTAATGCAGTTGTTCCTAACCCAACAGATTGTGCTGTGCTTCCAATTGTTACTACAGGAGCAGTTATATATCCAGATCCACCATTAGAGATGGAGATAGAAGATATAGTTCCCAGTCCAGTAATTACGGCAGTTGCAGCTGCACTTACTTTGGAGTCTTGTGAAATAAATTTAACTTTATTTTGGAATGTTAAATCGGTATCATTTTCATTTTGAGAATTGAAAATTGGTCTTAAGTTATCAACATAAATTGCCGTAGATCCAACTCCTACAGATTTTGTAATATAAGCACTTGGATTAATAACTGGTTCATAAAGTTCTCTATCTTTTCCAACAGCAATTTGATCAATAAAAACATCTTCAGTTTGTTTGCACCAAATAACAGGTCTTTCTAAAGTAACATCTTTAGTATTTCCTGGTCCAGAATATGAATTTGATCCAACTAAATTCGTAGATTTAATTTCATTAACAACTCTTTCATCTTCATCTAATGATGATGCTTGTCCAATAGATGCATCGTGTTTAATTTGAAGAGTATCACCTTTTTTAACAGTCTCAATTACATTTCTAAAGATTACATCAGAATCACCTGACCCTTTATAGAATATAATGCTTATTATATCATCAACTTTGGGTGCTTCAGTAAATGTTACAATACTTCCACCATTGAAAGTATATCCTTTGCCGGGAACTTGAAGTATATTATTCACAAATATTAGAAGAACATCCTCAACATTAATTTTAGAACCCTTTCCAGAAACAATAGAAACTGTATTTCCATTTAAAGAAAGTGGGAAATCTTTCCTGCTTCCGTCAATGAATTTTTCAACACTATCAAATACCTGAAGTTGACCAATAGTCCAACCAGTAAATTCATCACTAAAAATTTCACCAATTGTTATTTGAAACTCTGAGAAAGATGAGGTTGTTGGTATTCCTGTAGATCCACCGACCGGAACGGTTAAAATTTCACCGTTCCCAAATCCATATCCAGTATTTTTAAATACAAAATCAATAACACTAGATCCTTGACCAACAACAATATCAACTACAGCACTAGTTCCAACTCCAACAACACTTGATGCTGAGTATTGTAGATTTATATCTGAATAACTTAATGGGTCGTCAAATACAACAAACGGTTGATTTGTTGAGGTATATCCAGATCCAGGATTTGTGATCGCAACACTTACAATATTACCACCACTAATAGCAGCAGTTCCAATAAACTCAATATTTCCTGTTCCTGTGCTAGACGTTCCAACACCGACATTTACAACAGTTTGAATCCCAGATCTATATCCAGAACCACTATTTCCAATACTAATAGAAGAGATAGTGCCAAGTCCAGAAACTGTTGCAGTTCCACCAGCAGATATTAGTGGTTGATATCCAAATCCCTCTGTTGATCCTACAGAAACAATAATTCCACCTTTAGGGAAACTGGAAATACCAACATCTGGACCAAGTGGGGACGTATCAGTTCCTTGGAAAGAAATTGTTGAGATTCCAGAAGATTCATTGATTACATATGAATCAGATAATCCAGGTGTTTGGAATACACTATTAACTAATATAACTCCATTTTCTGTAGAAATGCCAGTTACGTCAGATCCATTTTGATATAATCTAAATTCATTTTCCGTGGCATTAAATTCATTAGATATATCGTCAAAAATATAATTTTTGTGATATGCTTCATCTAAGGTATTTGTAATACCAGATCTCATAAAGCTTCTTCCTTGGAAACTAGAACCAGTTGATATTCCAGTCCAGTCTCTTTCATCTGGTGGATTTGTTGTGGAACCGATAGGAACATTACCAAAAGGTGCTTCAGTAAAATTAAGTTGATTATCAACAATATTATAGTTTCCTACAATTTTAGTAACAAGAGTTCCTGTTCCATATCCAGATAATACAGTCCCTAACCAAGGTCTACGGACTCTAATCGTATTTGTACTACCAATTCCTACACCCTCAATCTTCATTATTTCGGATCCAATTTGTATTAAATCTGATCCAAAGAATGATGTTATTCCACTAAATTTTATTATATTGTCAACAACTCTAACTTGGTCTGAAAGAGTAGTTGTTACTGCTGTAGATACAATAGGAGACTGAATAAGATTATCAAGAGCAACGATTACTTTTGCATTTTGATTTGTTGAAATAAATCTATGAGATGTTCCTATGCCAACACTTTCAAGATTAACGACCTCAGGAATTGACTTAAGTGCATTTTCTGCACTGATAGCAATTCTAATATTATTGTCATCAACCTTAACAGCAAATAGATTTTCTCCAGGTAGGAAAGTTGTATTAGCAACACCAACAAAAGTCGTGGTTGCAATACCAACAGCAGATGAAGCTGTGCCGACATGAACATATCTAAGTTTTTCTCCACTTACAAAGAAGTGATTTGGAACTTTAATTGCATTAGTCGTTACGTTAACAATATCACTACTATTACCAAGGAAGTATTTTTCAAAAATTGGTTCATTCTCATGACTCAATTCAAACTCCCTCTTAATGTCAGATTCTGTTCCAAAGTATTCCGCAAGACCATCATTTATAGATGCATTTGTAAATTGTATGGAAGATGGAAGTTCGATATTTTCATCTACAGAAAGTGCATTCATATAAATGTTGACAACTGCATCAATACTTGGATTTGGAGTAAACACAAGAGAGACAGTTCCTGCTGCAGAAACTCTTGATCCAAATGTTCCTAGACCTGCGGCAGTTTCAATATTTGCATACTCTGTCATATAGACTTCACGATCACTAGATGCATCAACATAATCATCAACCAAAACAATTTCAGATAATTGAGTTGATGTATTTGTAGTATCAGTAACTTGTGCTATAAAATATGCACCATCATAAGTATCCAAATACTCTGCAACAGTAGTAATTCCAGGAGATCCTGATGCAGAAATACTTGTAGTTCTTCCCTCTAACTTAGATCTCTTAAGTTCAATCGTTCCTATTCCAGTAACAGTATCGGTAGAGAGTCCAACTGTGACTGTATTAATAGAACCTGTTGTTCCAATACCTGTAGCTGTTGGAATAAAATCAACTTTTAATGATGATCCATTAATATATGCATGATAGGTTCCAATACCGGATGTCATAAATTCACCAAGATTGGTAGACAACCTACCATATTCAAGCATTTCTACATTTGTTCCATCATGAGTTATGTTTAATTCAATTGCTTCAAATTCATTTCCAGAGATATCTGGATTGATATTTACTAAAACTTTTGCAGAAGTGTATGTATTAGCTATTGAAACAATAGTTTTAGTGGTATTTGTAGGAATCTCAACACTATCAGTATCAATTAATACTACACCACCAAGACTTGTGCTTCCTGTTCCAGCAACAGCATCGCCAATGTTATATCCAAGAGTAACAATATCATAATCATTAATTGAAGATCTTGTTGGATAGAATAATAATTGCGAATCAGATCCACTAGCAACGAAGTCAAAAGATCCTTGATCATACTGTGTTTCAACCCTGGCGTATTGATTGATATATCCTCTAGATCCATCATGCAATAAATCAACAAGCATTAATTGTCTTTGTGCGACAAATCTCTTATCTCTTACATATGTTACATATTTTTGAAGTCTAGATGTCGAAAGAGATGTAGATGCTGCAAGGCTAAAATTAGTCGGTCTTGGATTACTATTAAATTGTCCACTTATATCATCAATTGAAAGAACTCGGTTTCCAACAGACTCAAAGAAATCAGTCAAAATTCTATTTGAAAATATAATTTCGTCAGATATAGTTTTTGAATTTTGATTTAAGTTGTTTTCTGCAACTAAATCAAAATCATACACACAATTAATACTTGCAAATCCATCAAGGTGATTAACGGCACTAAAGTAAGATGTATCTGTAGTTAATCCAACAGACATGTTGGCATCACTTGTTGATTCAAGTTGATAGTCAGAAAACTTTTTAAACCCTAAAGTGTGATTTAAACTAGAAACAGAATCATTCCAAGTGTCATAAGGAACTTTAGATTTAAGTGAATATGAAAAATTTTGATAATAAAAACTATCTTGAATTTTTTGAAGATCTTTATTCAAAAATCCAACATCATTTTGCCAACCATCTGTAGATTTCGAGAAAGAATTTAAATCTGCATAAGTTTCAAATGATTTAATAGATGATGCAATTCCTTGAGTTTCTGAACTTTTTCCTTTTACAATTTCTCCAACTACAAAATTTTCATCAGAAGAGACTTTTAATGCTGTAGTTTTTACATCCCAACTATCAACAATTCCAGATGCAGAATCTGAAGTTACAACTTCTCCTTTAATATATGTTTTTGTAGTCAGTTTAGTTTCAAAGATTGGAAAATGTTTTTGTGCAAGCATTTTTCCAGAAGAATTTATAATGTCATAATTTCCTGGAATTTCACTTCCTGTAAGAAAATCTGATACGTTAAACGAAACATTACCAATTCCACCAAGATTTTCAGTAGTTGCAGTTACTGGGAACAATTGATAATCATAGGCAGAGGAGTTATATCCTATTCCAGTTGATCCAACACCAACACTTGTATTTTCAATTAAGATTTTATCCCCAACAACAAATGGGAAAGCATTTATTGTGCTAAATCCTACTGATAGAGTTGCCGTGGCAATTCCAGTTGATGATGTATAAGTTATTGAATTAATGCCAACACCAGCTCCACTTTGAGTTGGAATAATTGTTGGTGTAACATTAGACATTCCACCAGTATTTTCAAGAATTTCTATATTTGATTTTCCAGGTGTTACTTTAAAATCTACTTTAGGAATTACTTTTTTAGTCCTTCCATCAACAACTACTAATTTTGGTGATACTATAAATCCTCTACCAAATGAAGTAATTCCAATAGATTCAAATGATGCAAGAGAATCAATTTTAATTACCTGAGGTAGAAGAACTCTAGGATTAAGAGTTTTGTCTGATGGATATTTAAATCCAATATCATTAATATTGATAGATTTTATAGATCCAACATCAGATCCAAAAATTTCAAAAATAGCACCGTTACCAGAAACACTTGTGACTGTGGTAACTCCAGGCAAAGAATAGTAATTTGAACCAGAATTTATTATATCTACTTTAGAAATTGTTCCATAAGTATGAGTACAATCAGTTTCATATGAAATATCGGCCGATGTTCCATAGGATAATTTTTCTGGAACGTTCACTACAGAATATGTAAATGCTGAAGTTGTTGCAAGTCTTATAGTATGTTTTCCATTATAAAGACTTTCTTTTGTTTTTATTTCACTTCCAGAAACAACTTCACTGTCAGTAGAAATTCTTTCTTTAACTTCTGGAATAGAACTTTCTTCTAGAACATTTAGTTTATAATATAATATCTGTGGGATATTTTCATTAACAGTTAACGTAGCCTTTGCTCCAACAGTGCCAACTTTTCCATCTTTTAAAAATTCAAAGATAGTGCTATCACTAGACTTATTCCAAAGTTTAGTAAAGTTTTTATCTGTATAAAGATTGAAATCAAATGCTGAGTATAATGTTCCCTGTTTACTATAAGAAAGTGAGGAATCTGAAAGATCGAATGTTACTACAGAATCTTTGTATAAACTTATTGATGGGTTGATTGGACTAATTGTTCCAAGAGAAGCACT